GAGTGTCCATGATTAGAATTTCCTGCGGATTTTTGGCTGGTCTCAGCACGACGTATCCACCGCTATTTCCAGTTATCGCATTTGTAGCAGCGGCGATCGCCTGCTCTAATGTGGACATTGACGGTGTGTTATCTATATCCTGTTGCTGCTGTACGATCGTATCCGCAATGTTTGTTCTGGCATCGCCTATCTCTATACTTTCGTACTTTTCTTTCAGTACATCAAAAACGGTTTTTACGACCTTTGCTTTTGCACTTACACCCAGCTTATAAAACTCTACTTCTACCGTGTCACATAGTCCGACACGTTCAAGCCCTGCTATATCTTCATACCCTTCCGTTTGCCAAAGCGGTTCAAACTGCACTTGTAGCGACACGGTGGGCTTTGAAATATCGTTATTTTTTATGTAGTTATTGGCAGCCTCTCGAAGCATGTCCACCGTTACAGTCGTACCGGATTCAAAGCTACTGCTAAGGTCTACCGGTGCGATTCTTGGGTAAGCATATGTTGACTGTATTTGTACTACTTTTTCGGGTAGCTCTAAAACTGTGCTTTCGTCTGCTTTGTAGTACGGATATATTCCCGTCAAAGCAGACGAAATATTTTCTTCTTGTGTAACATCTTTTAAATTTTTTCCATAAAGGATTTTAACCCCTCGGTCTTGTCCACGCTGTGAATGCAGTCTTACGGTGTAGTTGTCCCACTCATACTCTCCGCCGTATACATCCAGTACGGAGCCAGAAACCCCTCCTAGTAGAGAGCGAAAAGAAGATGGAACCGCAACGGTCATTGTTCCGTTTTTTGTTACATCTGTCCACATCTCAAAAGGATTTTCAATTGCGCTTTTTGCTTTTAATTGTGTAAATGCTTCTGTTATGCTGTTAGCTATAAAAGGAGATACAGGAATTTTATTAAGCTGATAAGATATGTGTTCAGCCTTAAAAGTTACAAGCCCGTTAATCGGTTTTGAGTTATAATACACCCTGAAAAGCTGCAAGTCTGAAAGTTCATTTGGCATGGCTTTTATAATGCTGTCATACTTTATGCTTTCGTAAAGCTGCCCATCTATCGGGTATCGCAGTTCAAGCTCAAAACTTCCGTTTCTCTCTTCTGTTACTGTGCAGTATGTGCAGTCTGAAAGCATACCCAGTCCGTTGTTGTTAAAGTCAGTTTCTTTTGCACCATAAAGTATTGGTATCATAGCGTACACCACCTTGGAATTATTTCCACTTTGGTTATCCCGCCTGTCCAATCAATGATATTTTCACCGACTTGTAGGGTTGGAAATTCGATAAAATTCACTGTGCTATTTTTGTTTTCCGTTCCTTTGTACACCAGTCCTACATCGCTGTTTATGGTGACATATCCGTCTATATCTGATAAGTTATAATTTATGTTATTTACAGATAGTACACCGTCACCATTCCCATATACGGTGATGATAGGCTGGCTTTCAAAATATTCAGGATTGTAGATTCTTCCGCCCGATGCTGGAATTGACACAGTTTGCTCCCCACCTTTTAAGAAAAGAAAAGGATTACAGTTAAAAATTAATTCTGCCGTGCCATAGCGATTAATGCTGATTTCAAATTCCGTGGCATTGGAAATGGCTGCCAATCTAAAGTATTCAGGTTGATAGGTGTCCTCTAAACGCCTATATCCTGCACTAGACAGCAGCCATGCTTTTAAAGCTCTTGTTTTTTCAGGTACATCTTTTCTAAAACTCACAGTATATGAAACTTCAATATTGTTATATCGCCCGTTATCAATGATTAAATCCCCGCTTCTCCCGGGAATCGAAACCGTGGTTACATCCCTAGACGGCGAGTTGTATGTTTTTTCTCCGCTTATAAGCAGCCCTAAATCCTGGCTGTTTTTTCCGTCATATACAAAAAAGTTCATCATGAAAAAACCGCCGCCTTTCTTTGCGCTGCCATGTTGATTTCATCCATGATATATTCAGTAAGTTGCTTTATATCTTTGGTTGTATCGTTATTAGTAAAAGAATCAATATTGATTGTGATACCTCCAGCTAAAAAAGAGCCTTGCTGTTTCTGGCTGTTGGTAAGTGGTGTTACTCTTGCCTTTCCTCCGTCAAGCATAGTTAAAAGTTCAGGGCCTTTTTCACCGACTATGGCACTGCCGGAGGATAATGTTCCGCCTTTAGCAAGGTATGGTACTTCGCTGATTCTTCCAATGGAAAATCCTATGTGAGCGCCACCTAGCCAATCGGGCATGTCAAAGCTAATTTTGTTGATTTGGTCTATCATCCAGTTAATGCCACCAATTGCGGCATTTATAAGTCCAATAATTCCATTAATCGGAGCTTTTGCAATATCTACGAATCCATCCCAAATGCGTTTAAACGTATTAGATACTCCTTGCCACAAGTTATTCCACCACTGTCCTACACGGTCAAACATAGATTTCACTTGATTCCATGCGTTAGGGATTGTCTGTGTGAAAAAACTACAAATTCCATCCCAAATACCTTTGAAAAATTCTCCTACACCTTGCCATAATCCATTCCACCAGTCTACGGCAGCATTAAACATATCGACCACAGTTTGCCATGCATTGGGTATTGTTTCTGTAAAAAATCCGACAATCGCATTCCATACGTTTGTGAAAACTTGTTTTATGTTTTCCCATAAATTAATCCAAAATTGGCGGAAGGCTTCGCAGTTTTGCCATAAGTACATAAAAGCAGCTACTAAAGCGGTGATTGCTGCAACAATCGCTAGAATTGGATTCGCTGCCATTGTTGCGTTCAATGATTTCATTATCGGTTGCAGTACTTTTATGGCTCCCGATATTTTTACAATAAGTCCGGCCACAGGGCCAATTGCAGCAACCAATCCAGCTATGATTGCAACCAACGTTTTGGCTTCTGGACTTAAATTGTTAAACCAGTTTAAAAGGTCAGCTAATTTGTTCACAACTGCTGTAATTACCGGTTGAACGGTGTTTGCTAGCTCTGATAAAGACTCTTGCAGTCGCATATTTGCGTCCTTATTCTCCGTGAGTGCTTTGTTGTTTTGTATCCATGCTTCGTATGTGTCATTTAAGCCCGCTTGTGCTAAGGTTTCTAAAACGTAATTTTGCTTTTCCGCTTCTGTCCCCATGCTTGCTAATTCTTCCGAAAAATTTGCAGCCCCAATTCCTAGCCTGTCTAACAACTCCCCAAATTGACCTGTAGCTTGACCAGTTGCAAGTGTTTCTTGCAAGCTATCTGCTAAACTTTCAATTTTTAAGGTATCAGGAAACCTCAGATATGCTCCAGTTAAGCCTTCAACCGCAATTTGAAGATTACTTTCTGTAAATCCTGCTTGCAACAGGTTAGATGTTGCTTCCACAGAGCTGTCCACTTCATCGGAAGCAACCGCAAAAGCCCTGTATGCCTCCCTCGCCACATCAATGGAAACTGCGCTTTGCTGGGCGTTTACATCCAGTTTTGACAGGTCACTGCGCAATTCTTCTGTTGCAGGTACAGTCGCAGCAACAGCAACACCCAGTCCCCCAATGGCTTTTGTCACCGGCATCATTGCGGAGGAAACTTTGCTCGCTCCATTGCCTATTTTATCGGCCGTCGTGGATATTTTTGACATGGTTGTATTGCTATTTTTCGCCTGTTTTTCTAGGCTTTTCAAGCTTTCTTCCGTAGAAATGATTTCCCTTTGCAGTTTTTCGTATTGTTCAACAGAAACTTGCCCCTGCTTAAACATTTGCTGCGCCTGCGATTCTGCTTGTTTTAACGCATTTAACTTTGTTTTTGTTTCCTCTACTGATTGAGCAAGTAAACGCTGTTTTTGTTGTAAAAGTTCTGTGTTTGTTGGGTCTAGCTTTAAAAGCCTTTCAACTTGACGGAGTTGACTTTGCGTTGACCCAATTTCTTTGTTTACTCCTGACAAAGCTTTTGAAAGCCCTGTGGTATCTCCTCCAATTTCAACAGTGATTCCCTTTATTCTATCTGCCATAAAATCCCCCCTTTAAAAAAGAAAAGCACCTGTCTTGCGACAAGTGCTAATCTCAAAAGTTATCAAAATCCTCTTGCGTTGCTTTTATTGGATAGTCATAGTCATCATTTGACCTCTCTGTAAACATATCATAGATAAATCCCATAGTATAAAGTTCAAGTTCTTTCGCAGGGATATTCATCTGATAGCATCTCAACATGAAAAGAGGTGTTGTCATTTCCCTGCAACTTGGCTTAATTTTTTTTTACTTTCCACTTGCGTTTCTTCGTTTTCAGCCCAAAGCATAAGAATCTCCGGCAAAATTTCAAAGATAGAAAATGTTTTAAAGTTATCCAGCCAATCTTCAATATTATTTGGAACAGTTGCAGGGCTTGCATGTTTTGCCATAATATATGCAGCGTTTTCAAAAATCTCAAGGTCAATTACTGAAAGCTGTTCAGATTCGGTCACAGCCTTAGAAAATGAATTATTGAGCTGGGCAATATCTTTTAAAATATCTCGATTGAATTTCATTCGGTATAGTCGAGGAATTGCAGCTGTTGCTTTAAATTTTACCTCTTTACCATCAATATTTAATGTTTTAATCATTTCTTACCTCTTACGATTTTGTGACAGTTATTGTATATGTTTTATTTTGTGTGGAGTTGGTAGTTTTTATTGTCACTGTGTTTTCTCCGCTTGTCCAAATTGCAGATGCACCGTTTTTCACTGGATTTGCCCCGTTTGTGATTTCTACTGTTGTGCTTGCTCTCACTGCCTCTGCGGTAATGACATTGCTGCTATCGGTTGTTTCAGCAGTATACTCCAGTACATTGGGACTAAAGTCCGGAGTAAGCTCCAGACCACTGATAGTTAAAGAAGCAAGCTCTGCATTTGGAGTTGGAGCTTGTCCCGGCAAAATTACTTGGTCGTACCAAGTGTTATATGTCTCTACCGGAGTTTTTTCATTTGCAACGCTTTTTACTGTACCGTCATATAGAGGAGAGGATTTAAATTCCATTTCGTCCATGTCTGGTTCTCTCTGATTTTCTTTGTTCTCCCCCGCGATACCAGGACGGGAAGCAGAGCAGTTATAAAAAACATGTCTTCTATTAAAAACATCTCCCTTAAAACCAAAAAGCAAAGCAAAAAGATTCTGTTGGGCATCAGCATTCTCTACCTGCATTCCTGTTACTTCGTCTATGTACTCACCAAGACAATCCACCTTAAAGTCGGATGGAGTATCTAAAATGCTTAACGTGCCGGTGTAACCGTTATTTGATGTAGTTACATAGTAGTCAATACCGTCTGCACGCTGAACGATTTGTTCGCCTTCTGCGGAAATTTCAATGCTTACAGAGCCAGGTAGTTTTTTAGGCGCACCATATACAGGTGTTCCGTCCTCTTGTAGTTCTAGTTTTGCATAGTGCACATCAATAAGGTCGTAGTGCACTTTATTTTTCTTTGCCATTGTTACACCTCAATTTCATAAATAATTTGATAAACTTTTTCGCTATTGATATAAGTTTCAGATTTGTTGTAGAAAAATCCTGTCAATGCAGTTTCAACTGCCCTTTCCAATTGTTGATTTTTCAATTCTGTATAAAGCTCTATCCGCGTATTTGATACTTCGTAGTACACACCGCCGTCTGCTCCGACATTATCTGTGTCATAGACGTAGTAGCAAATAAAAGGAGGAGCTTGTCTTTCCGTAAAAAAACGATAGGCAACAGGGATTCCCGTTGCCTCCAATATCGTTTTCAGTTCAGCAAGTGTCATGCTTTCACCTTCGTTTTTATTTTTTTTAGTAATTTATTCTCTGCCCGTTTTGCAGCCGGTTCTATATGGGGCTTTCCCTCAACCCTTCCTCCATCCACTTTTGCATGGCCATTTTCTAAAAGATGAGCTAACCTATAAGATGTTTTATTATGTACTGTAATTACCAGTTCCGTCCCACTCTCATATGTAGTTTTTTTTCGCCACCCTTTTTTATATTCTCCTGTATCCACAGGAGAGTCTCTTTTTATTTCAGATAGACACTCTTTACTTACTTCCTCAACGCTTTCTTTTACTCCATCGATAGTTGTATGCACATAATCTTGCAGAGTAGATATTATTTCTCCGGCAAGGTCTTCCGGTCGTACTTTAGCCATCATTCCCCACCTTTCTTTCCAGATACAGTTCCATTGTGTCATCCACTGTGTTGTGAAAGGTTCTGTACACTGAAAATTCTATTGGTGTATCAGCTCCAATAATGACTGTTGTTTCCCCCTCATAGTTTACATGTGGAGTTATTGCCACAAGCTGTGGCTTCATGCCCATCTCACCAGCATTAGACCACTCCGCACGGGTAACAGATTTCAATGTTGCCCATACGGCACGTTCAGTTCTTTGTGGAACCATTTGTCCAATATCATCTTTTGAATATGTTTCTTTTACAAGTAAAATCAATTCATCCATTTACAGCACCCTTTTCTGAAAAGAGACGGTTATTCAAAGCCCAACGCAGCATGCGTGGCATTTCATTCTGTTGCTCTTTTCTCTTTCTGTATAGATACGCCGCATACATCTCCACCAGCAAAGCGTCATCTTGTGAGGTTGTCAGGGTTATACCCTCTTTTAAGATAAGTTTTTTTGCTGATGTAATCAAAAAAAGCAAGTATTCATCCAATGCACTTACTGAAATTTGTAAATCAATTTTCAATATCTTTAAAATATCTTGTTCGCTCATACCCTAACCCCTTTCGGGCGCTTATGCGGATTTAGTAACATTTACTGTGTATGTACGCTCACTTACGCCATTTTGAACCGTAATTGTCAGTGGATGAGCTTTGGAATCAGCTTTCCATTTGATTGTTGAACCGTTCGGATAGTTTTTACCATCATATGCAAGCATTACTTTTGCTTTTGCTTGTGTTGGGTTCGCAGTGATAGCATCGCTAGCAGCGGAGGCTGTAACGGCATATGTTAAAGTTTCAGGGTCGAAGGTTGGAGAAAGTGTTTCAGAGCCAATTGTTAAATTCGTTAAAGTTGTGTCATTTGCGGTATCACCCGGGAAAGTTGCATCTGTTGCAGGTGCCGCACCAATACCGATAGCCACAAAGCCTTCTGCAATCACAGGCATACCGTCATAGCGTGCGGAACCTTTAAACGCAGCTTGGTCTTCTGCAAAGCGATATTCGTCAGAACGTACAAATTCTGAACCGCTTCTTTCTGCCAGTAAATATAAGTCGCCATAGCCTCCTACGATGTTTCCGTCCGAAATAACTTCATCAGGAAGCACGTCAATATCTCCACCGATTACAGGCATTACGCCGTTTTGTGCTGATACGATAGCACCGGCAGCATTAAAAGTCATAGCTTCCACAAGCAAGTCTGTGTATGTAGATTCGTTCATTGCCCAAAATTTTACGCCACGGCTGTATTTGCCTTTTGCTGCTTTTGCTGCAATCGCAATGGCTTTGAAAAATTCAATGCCTGTTTTTCCTGTAATAGTGGACATATTAGTTGTTGAGAGATTTTTCCAAGGTCTTGCTGTTGCTGGGTAGTTATCTGGTTCAGAGGTTTGTGCAAGTCTTGTTGCGATACCTAAAGGCATTTTCACACCTGTACCGTACAAAATAGCTTTATCTACGGAAATACCGATTGATGCGCCCATACCTTCCATGATTTCATAAGCAAGGTTCAAGTCGCTATCTTCCAAAGTTGCTTGGCAGATATATACAACACCGCCGACTTTGTATCCGTCAACTTCTACTTGGTTAAAGCTAAAGTCCAATTCATTTAGTTTGGCGCAAGCCTCTGTCCAAATCGCCTCTGGAATTGCGCCCATTACTGTTTGGCGTGCCTTACCATTTACGGCTCTTAATCTTACACGTCTTGTTAGTTTTGAGTAATCCATAATATTTTGACGTAGTAAGTCAAGCACTACAGTTGGAATGGTTAAATCTGCACCTGTTACACCTCTTTTTTGAGAAACGCCGGAGAGTTGTTCCCTGCCCATTTCTCTTGCTCTCTCCAAGAAAGCCTTTACATCTTCACGCGCTACAAACTCTCTTTGCTCTTGTGCGTTTAATCCGAAAAATTTTGCTCTTGTCTGCATTTTGTTATCAGCCCTTTCTTTCTTATCTTTTTGTGTTTCCCTGCTATCGGGAGATTTGGATTCTTCTGCTTCCAAATCTGCTTCCAAACCTTCAATTTCACTTTCCAATGTAGATTTCGATTCTTCGTGTTCTTGTTTTTCAGTATCGAATTTTTCTACTTCTTCTTTTACTGTGTTTTGTTCCTCTTCCGTTTGCGCTTCTTGGATAGCTTGTTCCAATTCGGATTCGCGGACAGAAAAGCTTTCATCTTTTTTTCTAAGCTCTTCCAACTCCGCTTTTTTAGAGTCAATATTTCTTTTCAACATCAAAATTTTAAGTGCCATTACTTTTCACCTCGTAGTCTTTCTAGCATCATCTTGCGCCACTGCGCTCTTTTTTCTGTTCTCGCTTGTTCCAGTTTGTATTTTGCAGTTTCTAATTCTTCTCTTGCTCTGGCTTGGATAGATGTCTGGCTATAAGCAGGAAAAGTACACGGACTAACTTCATAAAGCTCCACATCGGTTAATCTCGTTCTATACGTACCATCATCATCCCAACTTTCTTCCATCGCTCTAATATCAAAACCAAAACTGCACCCACGTACATCCCCTCGAGATACACGGGCATATCCGTTTTTAGCATCTTGGTCTTGTTCGTTGATTTCTACGGGTCCGAATAGACCAATTTCATCCTCAGATAAAGTTGCGGTTCTGTTTTCAGTGCTTCCCAAAACGATATCCGAATTATGATTCCAAAGCACTTTAACATCGTTTCCCTCTCGTAACGTTCTGGAGAATGCACCCGGCGCAATTGTTTCAACCCAACCGGGATATACTTCATACTCTCTATTAAAAACTGAGTAATAACCTTCAAGATAACGTTTTCCGTTTTCCTCTCTCGTCTTAAACGGTTCTGTTTTTATTACACGCCTTTCCATTTAACTTTCACCTCCATTCAATTTGTTTTGGTCTCCAATCATGCCTCGGAGAATATAATTTTCTAAAATGACAAGTTCATTTAGTCCTGGTATCGGTGACAGTCCTATCCAGTCCCGAACCTCATTACCCGTCATAATTCCTCGAACAAATTGGTCGTCTGCAACTGCGGCCATATCTTTTAAGTCGTAGTTATATAAGCTGCGTGCATTGAACCGAAAAAACCAGTCAGGGTTATATAACAGTTTCTTTGTAAGTTCCTGCTCTATCCCTCGGGCAATCGGCATAATTGTTGTATTGATAAAGTTGTTCCATGCATCACGTTTAAACTCCCCAATTCCCAAAACAAAAGGCGGCACCCCCAAGATAGCCGCCACCGTTTTTTTATCCAGTTCAACAAAGTCTGCCAATGCAAGGTCTGATAACGATAAGGGTTTTACCTGTTCCACTTGAAATTGGTCTGCCGGAATCATCCAAGGTTCTCCTGCCTCTGTTGTTTCAATATAATCATTTAAAAGTTTTTTGCGTCCTTCCGCGTTTGCAAATTCTTCTGTTAATGCATCAACCTTTACGATAATTGAAGGCTTCCATTTTGAAGACATAAAACCTTTCTCTGTCGCCGCCGCTTGCTTTAAATTATTTGCAACCTCTGATAAAGCTACTTTGTACCCAGCACCTTTCCATGTGTAGTAGCTGTCTGGATTCAAAACAAAATGCAGCACACTGTCAGGCGCATACTCTGTTCCGTTTACCAAAACTGAGTAGTCCCACAATCCATCAGGCATAAATGATGCCATTGCAGCAGGTACAGGGTTTAAATCTTTTAAAATACCTCTCTCAAAGACAGGATATACAACCGCATTTCCGTTCCCTTCCAGAATCATTGTTTTCACTATCCAATGAATAAAAGTAGAGCGTGTCATTCTGCTATTGGGGTTAATATCCATTTTTCTGCTCAATTCATTCTTTACCCGAATATCTCCATCTGCCGTATTTTCCATGAGCTGGATTGTCATACTTGCGATTAACTTCGCTATGGTATCCACTGCGGTACATATTTCAGGGTTATGTGATAGACTTGTATACCCTTGGCATACCAGCGTATCATAAGCATCTGTTGAGCATAACCATGAAACGGTTGTTTTTTCTTTCGGCTCTGCCCTCGCTCTTTTTTGTTTGTCTTTCTTTTTGCTCAATCTTTCATCACCCCCTTTGAGCGATTACTCGCCCCACCACTTTTTAGCTGCTTGACTTCTGTCGAGATTTTCCAAATAGCGTACGCACGCAAAAACCGAAGCATCGAATAAGTCAATTCTTTGCTCCGGCTGTACCTTCTCATATTGAATCATGTCATCTGTTTTCTCTATGGCAGATACGTTTTCCACGCAATATTCAAAAGCTTCTGAATGCAAATAAAAAAGAGTGCCGTTTTTAGCACTCTGTTCTATATATCTGAACCCTTCTGATTTTTTATAAAAATATTGCGGTTGGTCTATAATTTTAAATCCGGCAGACTTCATGCCGATAAAATATTCTCTGCAAAACTTTCTGTCGTGTCCTACCTGTCGAATTTTAAAACCACGCTTTCTCATATCAACAAACCAATTTACAACATCAGCATGATTGACCGTTGGACTGTTGCACATTGTCAAAAGTCCGTCATCTTGCCAGCCAAACAAAGGAATGTTGTCTTCATCCGCTTTCACATGTGCAGCCACAATCGGAAAAAATGCATGTGTGATGATAATATCTACACCTTTGTAATGTCCGAAAAGGGAAGCTGCTGTTAAGTCGTGCAGTTTGGATAAATCTGCACCTCCATACCAGTCAATTGGCAATTTTGACAATTCCTCCAACGTCCAGTTATATTTTTGGTCGCTGGCTCGGAATTCATCAATGTTAAAGTACGCTTTTAGTGCATTAGTGTACACGTTCAATGACTTGGCATAAAAATCTTTTCTTTGCTGTGGATCATTTTGTGCTTGCAGTGCATCGTTTAATATCTCATCGGGGCGAATTGTTACCCCATATCCTGGGTTTGCCATTTCATGAGTTATCGGATTGATATAGTCAACATTTCCGTTTTCATCTTCATTTGCACAGCACATAAATACGAAATACTGCTCATCTTTCACAGTACCATCCAACACCTTACGACAATACTTTAAACGTTGCCCTAAAAACAGTTGCTCATTATCTCCTGCCGTAGAAATACCAATCAAAAGTTTATTCGTGTATGCCTTCATAGCTTCTTTGAAAAGATTATATTGTTTCGGTTTTTTGAATGCGTGGCACTCATCCACTATGGCGATGTTACAGTTTAATGAATCTTGCGTATCTGGATTTGCAGCTAGCGCGCGAATAAAAAAAGAACCGTCCGGCAAAGATGATTCCATTGAATGCTCGTTGTTATTGTCTATAATTTTTACTGAACCACCATTTTTAGAATTCTCACCCATCCTATCAATGTTATACTTCAAAAAATTAAAACTTTCCAAGGATTGCATAAGGGCCGCAGAAGCAATATAAGTTTTAGCTCCCGACCTTCTATACCATAGAGATAAAGCCCATGCAAGTGCAGCAGCTAAACCCGTCTTACCATTTTTACGAGGGATGAATATTAACGCCTCATGATATTTAACTATATCAGTTCCAGCAAGCTTAAATCCCACAAGATTGTATATAATAAATTTTTGGTACGGCTCTAGTTTAAACTGTGTTCCTCTTAACGGCGTACCGTCCAATTTTTCCCCCTGCTGGTGGCATAAAGTTTTTTCTATAATTTGAATGCAAAACTCGGGAGCTTTTGAATCCACCCAATAATCAGGATTTTCCAAGTCTTGAAAAAAACGTTCTACTGCTTGCTGTAATTCTTTACACGCCACCTTTTCCCCTTCCCTGATACTATTAGCGTAATTTATGACATCCGCCCAGCTTTTCCCTTTAACCTGATTCAATTGACCTTAACGCCTCCGCAAGACCACCTGTTTTTTCTTTTCTCGGATTGTCACCTGTCATTTTTTTATAGCTGGACGGAGTTAATCCTAATTCACGCCAATACATCAAAGCACTTTTATTCAGGTCGTCCCACAAAATTAGTAAAGGATTTTTTGTCATATTGGTTGAGCCACCTTTGTTTGTATACTCTATGACAGACTTTCCTCCCGATTCTTGAAACTCTGTAAATGTTTTATCCCTTTGTTCTAAAATGGCTGCTAAAGTTTCAACAGCTGAATCATACGAATCTTTTTGCACATCAAGTGCAGCCATCTGTCGCAAAATGAGATTTTTCCATTTAGTTTTAGTCATAAGCTACACCCCCTTTGTTAAAATTAGTATCAGAGTTGGAAAGACT